TATTAGCCGTTCCGTCCGTTTTCTTGATATGAAGGATGCGCCCGGTGTTTGAAGCCGCCGCCGGGAGGTTCACAGTTACCGCGCCGCCGGATGCATCCGCCAGAATAATGCAATCATCAGCGGCTATTGTTACCGTCCCCGTCCCTGTCCTGATATTCAGGTCAAGCGCGCCGGATTGCATATTGTACCGCGCATCGGCATCGGCCCGCGTGGGAACCGACCCTACAGCGCCCACACCCAAAGCCCGCTTGGTGAATGCATCCGCCCCAGTCTGTTCGACAAGGCCGGCGGTAGCGTCAAGCCCGGCCAAGGCGGTAAGCGTTGCGTCCAACGGCTGCTTGCCCGCTTCCACAGATGTCGCCCGGTCAACCTCCCGCGCCACCAATTGCCCGGCATAAGGTATCAGGTCGTCCGGTGCCGCCATGACCGGATTAGGTGCGGCGGGAAGCCCCGAAAGAAACCCGGCGTCCTCGAACGGGTTAGACGGAGCTCCTACGGTCTTTGTGACCGCCACCATCCACCGATACAATTCCGGCGTAGGCAGGCCGTTCGCATCAACCAGCGACGTTTTCGGGATATTGACGCTGAAGCCGGTCACGCAATGTCACACCAGTATGAGACGATAATCCGCCGAACCGCGTCCGTAATCCGGAGTTTCATCTGGCGCTGCCGAAACTGCCCCAACCGTCGCCACACCGCCCGCGAACGATACTCGCCCAGCCTGCCCAGCAGACGCCACATTTCATTCGACCACAGATGCCCGCCGTCGTCTGAATAGGTCAGCATGATTTGCGGGTCTTCTACCGCCGCGTTGCCTTGGCCCGTTTCCATCGTGACCTCGAATGCGTACATCGTGTGGCGGTCGCGGTCCAACTCGATAGTCGGCAACACAATCTCAAGCGCGATGATATCGCCCGCCTCGTCGTGTACGTCCATCGACGGCAGGTACAGACTGCCGGTTTCCCGGTCGGTCAGGTACAACGCCCCGTAAGCCTGGATCGCCCCGTTACAGCGCCACCATGTCGAATCCCACGATTGCCGCTGGTGCCATGCCCCTACCGCATGGTCATAAACGAACGTCCCCCGGTCAACCTCAAGCACATAGAACTTGTGGCCCTCCATGCTGTACGTCCAGGCCGTCGCATAGGTCGCATCGCGCAAGAAATACTCAATCGTATGCGTCGAAATGCGCTGCGGCGTGTAGCCGTTCAACAGGTACACAATCCGGTCATCGCCCATGAACGTGACCGAATTGTCAATTTTCACAATGCTGTTGCGGTCAAAACACCCGCGCTCGATAAATGCGTTGCCCTGCCGTTCGAACGGGAAGTCCGCCGCGCCGCTGTTGTAGAAGATTTCAGTGCTCGTTTCGCCGTAAAACTGAATTTCGCGGTGATCGTTGATTGCGCCGACGATGTTATCGGGAAAGCCCTCGACGCTGGCAATGTCCGCCGCGTCATAGGTCAACGCATCGTCAAGCCCGGAAATAAAGAACTGTTCAGCGTCCTTCACGATCCAGATAATGTACCCGTCCGCATAAAGTACGTCCGAAACGTCGAACAGCAGCGGGGTTGTCAATGCGCCCCCGGAATAGACGTAGCCGGTTCCCTCCGCCGCGATGCAGACTTCGGCATAGTTGGCCGCAATCCGTACCGGGCCAGAGCCGGGGATAGCGTCCAGCAACGTCTCTACCCCGTCCACATCTACCGAATAGAGGAACCCGCCCGAAACAACGTACAGGACGCCCGCGACGAATATGCGCGCCCTGATCGGACCCGCGCCCACATCGGCCCAGCTTACCAGCCCCGGCGTGGCAATCAGCGCGAAGTCGTCCCGCTTGTCGCCGTCCGCCTTTTCGGCAAAGCAGTTGACCAGCGAGGCACCGGACCAGTTGTAGGACCGGCCTTGGCTGGTTTGCAGGGCGGGCCGAAGTTTCTGCACCTCAGCGCCACTCGGGCTGCATGAACAGGCTGGCCGGTTCCGTATCGAAGCTGTCCAAAGCCATTTTCAGGATGGCGGCGCGTTCGCGGATGGCCCCGGCAATATCGGGCCTGACATTGTATTTCAGCACCAGCTCAGCGGCCAACCCATAGGTTAGTGCCATAAGCCATTCCTGCGGCAAATCCGGGTCGTCCGCCGAACCGTCGAAGTCCTCAATACGGCGCAGATAGGTCAATTCCACGGTCATCGCCGCCGCCGTAGCCGCCGACGGGCGCGGCCATAGGTACAGCGTCCCCGTGGTCAATTGCGGGTCATAGTAAAATGCCGTGGGGATGCTGTCGGCGGTCTTGTTCGGCTGTTCGGAATACTGTTGCCGCGCCCACATAGTGAGCGGGGTTTCAACGCCGCCGCTGGTGACCTTACGCCGCGCCTCGATAATCCGCATGGGCTTGGGTGTAAGTGCATAGCTTGCCGTGCTGGCAAGCAACGTGACCGTTTTAGAGGTCCGTAGCCACAGATGCTCTTGCGTTGACCATGCCTTGACCAGCAGGTTCAGCGAGCGCAGCGCCCGCGCATACTGGTCCGCACTGATTTCCTCGCCCTCGCTGCCGATCCCGCAAAGGTCGAAAGCCTCCTCGATCAGGCTGTTTGTGACCAGTGCGAAATCCAAAGAGCCGCTAGTCGTCATGGTAGAGATTCCCAACCGTTCTTGCGGATCGTGGCTTTCAAGCGGTCGTCGGCATGGGCCTCCGCAATGGGAATGGACTGGCGCACCGTTTCCAACTGAACCAGCTCATACATTGTGCCGTCCGCCGAAACCCGCCCCCGGATGCGTCCCTCGCCCGCCATTACAAATCGCCCGGTAGAACTGTGCCTGAAATGAACGTGTCCGGCGCTTCCGGCCTCGTCAGGCGCGGCGCGATATTCTCGCGAATACCGGTGACGAAATCTTGCGGGTTGCGCTTATCGACAAACCGGCGGTGCACAAATGCCCCGTCCCACTGCTTGACCAGTTGCGACAACGGGAAGTCGAACCCGCTTGCGTCGCAAATGCCGCGCATTTCGGGAACGTCGGCCATCTAGTACATCGCAATCATCGTGGTGGCCGTCGTCCCGGTCGATAGCACCTTATCCACCTGGATCGGGAAAATGCCCACGGCGACGTTGGAATATGTCACCAGCGTCCCGTCCTCATGGCGCACCGCGATATTGCCCGTTACACCCACGTAGATCGCCCGTGTGACCGGGATCACCGTCGCATCGCTTGCCGTGATCGCAGCGCCCGAATACGCGCCCGCAATGTCTTTTGAGCGGCCCATTATTTCCTGCCCTTTTTCTTGGCGGTAACCTCAGTCTCGTGCTTCGGCGCGGCAGGAAATTCCCCGTTCGCCTGTGCATGGGCCTGCAAGGCGAAAGCCTCCGCAAGCGTGGCGACGGTAAGCGTAGGCGCTAGAAGCGCATCGCCCCCGTGGATGGCGACCAGATAGCCGCCATCCACCTCGGTTACGCGGGTAATCACCGGCGGGCTTTCGCCGCGAACAGGTAGTCGATGGTCAAAGTCTTGACCGCCGCCGTCGTGGTGCGAATACCAAAGCTAATCGTGGTCGTGGCATCCGGCAGATAGGTCGATGAAGTTACCCCGGTAACGGTCGCAACCTTCACCCCGTCCTGAAACGCCTCAACGTTGCCCTTGCCGTCATAGTACCAGGCCAGTTCGGTGAAGGTGTCAGCCACCAGCGTCCCGGCGCTCGCAGTGGTCGAGCCCGTGGTCGCGTCCTTGCGAACGTACAGGGTCAACGCGCCCGTGGTGACGGTGGAGAGGAAATAAACCCCGTCCGTAACGTCTTCCGGCGTGGTGTCCGTGACCTGCAAGCCGACCACGATCACCGTGGAAAGCAGCGAGGTTTTCAGCCGCGCCTTGAACCACATCGGCTTACCGGCCTCGAAGCTGAAGCCTTCCGTGGTTTTCTGGAGGTAGTTGGCATCGCCGCTCGCTCCGGTCGTGGCGGAGGCAATAAGCCCGCCGTCGCCAGCGGTTAGCGCCGTGGTGCCGGTGCCGGTGATCGTCGCGGTCCATGAACCGGCGGTAAAGGTATCGAAGTCATCCCATACGCGGTGATGGTCCGAGGGGTCCAGATGGCCGTACATATACAG